AACGGTTTAGAATTAGAAGCAAAGATTTCTAAGTCTGCTGGAGACATAGTAGAACTTATTAAAGACGGTGTCCTTGGAGCCTTTTCCGTTGGTTTCAAGGTCAAGGACGCTGATTATAACAAAGAAACTGACGGATTTTATATAAAAAGTGCTGAACTTCTTGAAGTATCAGTGGTAAGCATTCCAGCGAACCAAACTGCTACTTTCTCAGTTGCTAAATCATTTGACAGTGAAAGCGACTATGAGAAGTTTAAATCACAATTCAACAAGGCTCACTCTGTGGAGTCAGTTATAACTGACAAAACTGAGCAGCCAAGTGCCGCAAGTGCGGAAAATATGGAGAAAGATATGTCTAATGACAATTCAAGTCCAGAATTTGATCTGAAGGCATTTGCTGAAGAAGTTGCAAAGAAAACTGCAGCTTCTATTGCTATGCAACAAGCAGAGCAAAAAGCTAAAGAAGATGCTGACTTACAAAAGTCTGCTGAAATCGAAGCTGAAGCAAAGGCTGTTCAAGAACAGAAACAGGACGAACAAAAAACTATTATCGAAGCTGGTTTATCTGGTGCCGAGAAATTAGTAAATGATGTCGAGAAAAGACTATTAGAAAAGAATGAAGATCTTCATTCTGTAGTTTCAGAACTACAAAAAGATTTATCTGAGAAATCAGAAGAAATCATGAAGATGAGAGAGTCTAAAAGATTATTTGCAGAAAGAGGTAACTCTGACTGGAAAACAGCTCATGAAAAAGAGCTTATGGACGCTAAAATTCTTGGAGTCGTAACTGGACAAAAAGGCATTGATAGCACAGCATACGGCCAAGGTATAGTAGAGAAAGTTAACACTGATTCAGGTGTTCAAGTTTCTTCAGCTGACTTTGAGCAAGTAGTTTCAACAGCTATCGAAAGAGACATTGAGAACGAATTAGTTCTTGCACCGTTATTTAGAGAAATCCAAATGACAAGTGCTTCAATGATTATGCCAATTCTACCAGACGCAGGTTATGCTGAATTTACAGCATCACAAGCTGCTTCAGGTAGTTCACCACATGGTAACTTAGCAACAAGAGGTGATACTTTTGGTTCACCATACGGTGGTAACGATTTAACAGAAAAAACATTAACTGTTAAAAAGTTAATCTCAAAATCATTTATTGGTAATGAAACAGAAGAAGATGCAATCTTACCGATTCTTCCTTTAATTAGAGAATCAATGGTTAGATCACATGCAAGAGGTATGGAACAAGCTCTATTAATGGGTAATGTTACAACTGACGGTGTGTACTCAGCATCATTTGACGGGTTAGTAAAAATGGCACAAGCAGGTTCTTATGAAGTCGCTGACGTTGGTGGCGGTTCAGGTGGAATCTTCGACGCAGGTGATAAACTTGTAGCTTCTGACCTACTAGGATTAAGAAAGAACATGGGTAAATATGGTATTAACCCATCTGAAGTTGTGTATATCGTATCACAAGAAGGTTATTACAACTTACTTGAAGATGCAGAGTTTGCAGATGTGAACTTAGTTGGTGATATGTCAACAAAACTTAACGGAGAAATCGGACAGGTCTACGGATCAAGAGTATTACTCTGTGATGAGTTCGTTGATAAAGCAGCAACCAAGCACGGTGCTTTAGCAGTTTATGCTAGAAACTATGTAATCCCAAGATTAAGAGGTGTTACAATCGAATCAGACTACGATGTAGAGAACCAAAGAAGAGTTCTTGTTGCTTCACAAAGATTAGGCTTCGCCGATATCATTGATGGTGCAAAATCAGTCTATGCATGGAAATATGCAGCAGCTAGTTAATAGCTAATGAAGGTTTCGTGGGGGAACCATAATCCCCCACATTTTTAATATGGCAGATTTAGTTACAGTACAAGATTATAAAGATGCAGAAGGGCTGACTGGTGCTAAAGATGACGATCGCCTAGCGATTTTAGTTCCTCAAATCTCCGACCTAGTTAAGAGATATTGTGGAACAAGTTTTATTGATTATTACAGTTCTGACAAAACAGAAGTTTTTAATGTTACAGAAGACACTTCAGTTATAATGGTAAGTGAAAGTCCTTTAGTAAGTGTAACTTCAGTTGAAGAACGAGATAGCCCTAGCAGTAGTTATACTACTCTAACTGTAAATGAAGATTATTATGTAGATACTACATATGACGCAGTTAGAAGAATTACTGGAAACAACACGAAAGTGTGGAAAAAGGGTTACGGATCTGTAAGAATACTCTATCGATCT